TAGTAAAGTCAGAAAGTGCTTCAGGAGACATTACTAAGTTTCCACTTGAACTTTGATTAAACTCTAATTTAACTAACATTTGACTAACCGTTCTACTAACAGTATCTTCAATTAGTTTTTCTAATGCTCCTAAGAATGCTTCTCCATGATACTGAAAGAAGTCTTCTACATGGTTTTCTTGCAATGTCAAAAGGTTGTTCATTGCTTTAAATTGGGTCTGCTGTTGCGCTCCAATTTGTGTTGATAAGTTACTATTGCTTGTTCCGAATAATCCCATTACGCTACCTCCTCTTGCTCCGAACTTGATACTACCTTAGCACCTTCAGTTAATAGTGTTTTGATTCTTTCGTTAATTCCGTTGTTTTCTATTATTAATCTAAACAACTCTTCTTCTTTAGTTTCAGAAACACTAGAAGGGGGGTGTATTGACCATCCTAAAGATGAAAGAGATTGTATGTCCTGTTGTTTTAATCCTGTTAATGGCCCACTTGCTAATGGATTTAGAGTTTTAACCGAAGGCATATATGCACTGAAAGAAAGGCCATGTTCGTCTGCTAGTATTTGTTGCTGTAACATTTCTAATTGACGATGATGTGTAGCGTGTTTAGGACAATAAGTTCCTCTCATTGGCCTACCTTTAGTAACATGGCTCAAAGGAATAGGAGGCCTCATGTAATCTCCACTTTCCCAAATATGGTGTGCCCCACAAACAATACATCTATCTTTTAAATTAAATTTCCAACCATATTTAATAAAAAGAAATCTTTTCTTCTCAGCAGTTAATACCTTGGATATTTCCTTTAGTTTCTTTTTTGGTTTGATTTCTTTGAATGTATATTCGTCTATTGGACCTGCTGCTCTAGCCTGTGCTAGTGGTGGCAAAAAAGCCACTCCAACTGTTGAATTTGCTCCTATTAGTGTCGGTTGTTGAAACATTTTTAATACTCCTTAATCATCGTCATTACGCCTCTATAGACCATTTCCGGTTGAGATTTAGCCGACACAATATATTTGAAGGTTGGGATTCCCTTATCATTTAGTCTTTGCATCCCATATTTGAAGGGTTCGTATATTGAATGTTTAGACATATCATCCCCTTCTTTGTATTTTTCTCCCCAAATGTCAAACTTATTAGCCCAAATACCTACCGCTAAAGGATAATCATTATTCTTTTTTCTTTTTCCGTTGGGCCAAACATCACTACAAATTCCATCAACTAAATATTTCCATGCTAACTGATGGTCTAAATTAGCAGGTGAATCTAAATGTCTATGGTCTATTACAAAAATAATATATTTTACATTTCTAGTTCTTATGTCTCTAATCCATTCCTGCCAGTAAATTGCTTCTCCACCAATATCTGCTGTCTTTAGTGTATGGGTTTCTCCATCAACCTTGACTACTTTTCTAGTGGCCCTTTCCTTTCCAACAGTTCTTTGTTTTATTTCGGGAACTTCTCCCTTAGTTCTAAGTTGGTGGTGTAAGGTAGTTTTACCTACCATTGTAGCCCCGTATATGCCAAAATTTATTGCATGTATTCTCTTGTAAAAAGCAACAGTAGCCTCTATAACAACTACTGCAAATCCCGCTAGAACGGACAACTAATGCCCTCCAAATAGTGATTTACAGAATTGTATAATAGAACCCATTATGTTAATGTCAAAGACACCCAAGATATTTCCTATCAACAAACATGACAATGCACAACAACTACCCCAAAACCAAGCCCTCATTTTCAAAAACCACATATCCGCAGAATGCGCTCTGCTTTGATTATATGCGTAGTCCGAATCCGAAAAGCCCATTATATCGCCCAACACCATTTAACCACCTCATTGAAGAGTGGCTAAAAAGTCGGCACTTACTGTATCTCCTTCGTATGTAGGGGATGTAGTAGCCAAAGGTATTCTGTTAGTTTGATTTTCTGCTTGAAATGTCTTTAGTGACTCTTGCATTTTCTTTCTTTGTTGTTCGTCTTTAGCAATTCTTTCCCAATATGCGCTGATTCTTCTATCTAAAAGCCACATTTCTATTTTATCATTAAGTGCCAAATCGAATAGTGCTTTCATGACCATTACTGCGCCAACTGTAATCAATCCAAATAAAACCCCATGCATTAGAATAGTGTATGGGAAATTCAATCCAAATTTAGCATAAGCAAATACATTGGCTCCGCTAATAGTTCCGACAAATAAAATTGTCATAATCAATCTTGTATCGTGGTTAAGAGCAGGAATAATAATCACCTCAGTTAAATTCTACAGAAACATGACAATTAGATGAACCTGCTTCTGCTATTTCTAAGAAAAGACCACTAGTAGCAAGAACACCATGCATGTCGTATTCTATGTTGTATTGTCCAGTAGTGGTGTTGTGAATTCTTGCCAATTCAGTACCAGTATTGTCTTGTCCATCAAAAACCTTAATTGTAATTGCTGCATTACTCACTACTACTAAATTAGCGTGAATACTTTTCAATCTACATTGCGTTGTTGATATTACTGCGCTTGCGCCTAAAACGCCACTGCTTCTACTTGCATCTGCCATTTAATCACCTTTCTAAATGTAGGTAATTACAACTTCTTAATGAAGGTTGCGTAATCACTCTTCTTCGGGTTTTGCCTTAGAAGTATCTTTTTTAGTTGTGGTTTTCTTAGCAGTTGTCTTTTTAGGAGTTGCTTTCTTGACTGCTTTCTTAGCACTTGCTTTCAACTTTTCGGGAACTGTCGGTTTAAGTTTCTCCGGAAGAAGCATTCTTTCTAAGTCATTAGGTCGGCATTTAAGGTACGATGTTAAAATATTAACTTCTCTTTCGGGCAACGATAGAAGTTCTTCTCTATCGCTTTCTAAAAAACAAACCTCTATGTTTCTACCACCATAATAATGAGAGGCTACAAAGGCAGAAACTTCAACTGTCTCTGCCTTTGTAACTTCAATCATTCCTTCAACACCATTACGCACTACAAGAGACTCTGCCTTTCGGTATGAGTCCTTTAATCGTAGGGTTGCCAAATTAAACCACCTCAAAGGTTGCCAGTAACTTTCAATGTAACTACGCCAATGTCACCACTTGCTAGACTTGCTGCCAATAGAGCAGCAGAACCAGTAGTGTAAGCGTATATGTAAAAGAAAGTTCCATCCGAACTAATATTACCAAGAATGAAGTTATTCGAGTGTACTTCTTGGCCAACAATTTCAACAGATGAAATAGTACTTAGTCCAAAAGAAGACGCAAGTACTTTTTCTCCGGCATGAGTGAACTTTTCATCACCATTACCACTACCACTTGCTACTGCTTGTGTTGTCGTCAATATTGTATCAGTCAAAGCGGTAATTTGGATAACATCGTCATTGTTATTACTCTCAGAGCCTTCAATTACAACATGGTCGCCAACTACTAGTCCTTCAAGCAAATAATCACCTGCTGCTCTAGTATATGTTTTACCGCCCGACGCAGCAGTAATGTTTTGGTCGGGGTCTGTTTGTGTAGTACCTGTTCTATATGATGTGATATTACAATCTCCTAGAACTGTATATTGATGACCAACAACATGTGGTTTAGCAATGCCATGATGGTCTGCTTTTAATGTAACTGTATTAGTCAATTAAAACACCTCAAGCCACATTTGTAATTTTGCCTTGTCCCTTAAAGAATGAACATCCGACTTCACCGATGGTTCGGTAAAGTGCTTGGTTTCCTAGACGACCAACACCGAATGGGTTTCCGTTTGAAATACCGTCTTCAAAGTATTGAGTCGGTTTAAGAACAGAAAGCCATAGATGGTCTGTATCAAGGAAAAGCAAATCACTAATTCCACTGTCGGATGCATTCAAAGTTGAGGTCATATCCTTACAAGGAATTAGAGGAATGTCGTAGTAAGTTGCCACACGGAAACCTACTTCTTGACCTTTAATTCCACGAACACCATTATGTGTAGGAATAACTTCTTTTCTATCCATGAATCGCTCTTGGCTTTGTAGCAAATCAGCAATTGCTTGAATAGTGTCATATCCTGTAAGAATACACTTAGGAGAACCACCGGCAATTCGCAAGTTACGAATCATGTTGTTCAACAAAGTTAGCGTCAGTGGTCGAACCGAAGAAGCAGCGTAAGAACTGTTAAAGTCTACTTCTGCATCAAGGAAAGAAGCAGCAGTATGTCGCTCATCACCATAGATTTTACCCAAGTTGTTACTATTGCTCATTGGGTCAGTCATAAGAACACTATTGTCAGCCGCTAGAATTTCTGCTCGGCTAGAAACAACCTTCAAGAGAGAAGTATAGTTTCTTTCAATGTTTCCTAGAGCCGATGATTCACCGTATGCTTTCAAATCCATAAGCAACATTTTGTTTTGTGCTTCTGCGTGTGCTTTACCCATGTCTTCACGAATAATTGCCCGAATGTCTCCAAGTCCATCATCAATTTGAGCCATTTCCATTGCGAGTTCGGAAATATCGAACTGATGTGCAATTGTTTTAGGACTCATAAAGAGTTGGGCATATGTTGGAGCCATTGAACCTAGTCCATCATTAGCAGTAGAAAGTCCTGCGTTTTCGGGAACGCCACCAATCTCATCTGCTTGTGGGTCATCAGCACCAATACCGCCGCCGCTACCGTCAAATTGTAGTGTGAGTTTTGAATCGGAACCACCAAAAGGTCGACTCTTCAAAATTCTCCAACCGGATGAAGTATAAGGTCGCTTTGATAGCATAGCGAGAGCATTAACTTCTCGGTTTAGCATAGACCAAACTTTTTGTCCGTACAGTTGGTTGTACATTGCTGTTGAAGTAATATTAGTTGTGCCGTTTGCCACCGTATCTCCAATATCGTGTGCAGTATGTAGACCTGCTACTGTACCTGCTTGTTTCAATAGGGAGTTTCCGCCAAAAGCCGGTAGTCCATATGTCGCTGCTTCTAAATCTCTAATTGTGTTAATATATCCCATTTAATTCACCTCAAATGTTACCGCCGACTGCTTTATGAATATCACTCCAAGACATTTCAGCAATCTCTTCTGTAGAGAATACCTTTGTCGTTGTAGCGGCTTCTGTAGCCTTGCGGAGTGTGTTCTTTTCTGCTGTAAGTGACTTTCGTAGTTCAGCGAACTCGTTAGTAAGTGCTGCGATTTCTGCTTGTGCATCATATTCCGACTTAGCAACCATTTGTTCACGCTGTTGTGTTTCTTGTGCGAATCTCTTAGCAAATGTGTCTTCTAGATTGTTGTATGCCAACTTCTCTAGTTGTTCTGCTCGGAATTGTGCATATGCTTTTTCGATGTTTTCTGCACTCAAGTTAAGAGTGTTAAACTCGGAATTTTCAAAAGCCTTTGAAACCATTCCTTCTTTCTTTGCTTGAAGTCCTGCATCTTCCATATATTCTCCGGCTCCACCAAGGTTAGTGTCATCGTTTCCATCAACAGTAGTGCCTTTCATTTCTTCATCCATGTACTCCATAGATTCTTCTTCAGCATCCATCATTTCTTCTTCCATCTTCTCATTCAACGGATGACCTTCGCCCTTATCCATTGATGGTTCTTCTTCTTCTTTACGCAGAGTATTCACTTCTTCAAGAAGAGTGTCTAGTTCTGCTAGTGCTTTTTCTAGTTTGCTCATATTTTTGTCCTCCTTTAGTATGTCGAACTTCGCTTCGGGATTGATTCCTTTTTCACAGATGGTAACTTCATGCAGTTCAAGTTTGCTTATTTCGCTATACTCCCCTAATTCTGCATTATGTTTTTTCACTTTTTGTAGTGCTTGCCCTCCTATGCTAAAACTTCTCAATGTTCCTTTGCGAATTCCTCTGTTTATTTCTTTGGCTTTTTCAATATCGTCTCTTAATTTTATTACTACAAAAAACCCTACATCATCTACTTCTGTTTTCCATAGTCTGCCATTTGAATCTCTATATGATTGTATTACTTCACCAACTTGTACATTTGAATGGTTTGTCATTACATTTCTAAATTTTGGGTTCTCCATGTATTTTTTAACTGCTTCATTCAGTGCTTTGAGTGTGATTAAATCGTTTTGTTTATCTACCATTTCAATAGAAGCATAACCACCAATCATTAAATCATCATTCTTTGCTTTGATGATTGAAAAGTCATTCTCCTTATCCACCGTAATAGTTTTTAGCATACGGCTCAATCCCTACTTTTTCTATTAGACTATATAAGTCATTCTGTATTTTTAGGTAAATCAATGTCTCTATACTTATCTTCGTATATATTCCAAACACCTTCATCTGTTTCTTTATCTACGGGTTTTTGTTCATACCCTGTCCATGCCAACCACATTTGTTGGTCATCTACAGGTATTACTCTAAAGTGTACTTTAGTTTCAAATTTGTTTCCTTTGATAATATATTCATGATATCCATGTCTTTGCACTCCTATTTCTACAGGTCCTTCATCTAACAACTGTCCTTTAGAAATATTTTTAGATATTTTAGCAGGGTATTTATTGGCTTTTCCGAATAAAGAAAATATGTCATCATCGTTAGGTAAATCAATTAGCCAAGAGAGAGTTTCTCCTTTATGTTGTATTATGAAGTCTAAATTATCATCCTTTCTAGAATATATTTTAAATTCCGACATTTCTTTTGCTATATCAGTATCATCTACATCCAATTTACCATTAGAGAAATGTATTCCTTCTCTTTGATTTGCCCACTCTTTAATATTCTTTGCGCTAGCATCTCCTAAAACTTTCATCATTTTAGAAGAATCACTATCAAACAGAGTTTCATATTCACTAGGCATTTTTTCTTTCAAGTACAGGTGTATTTCTTTTGGTGTTTGTGGTCCTTTTTCTTTGAGTCTATTTTTTATTGCTACAGTTATTTTTCCTTGAAGGGTTTTCAAAGTTTCTTCTGCTTCTTTTTTCCACATGTCTAAATCCGCTAATGCATTCTTAGACATTAAATTAGATTCCTCAAATCCATAAATAGTAAAGCCATCCATTGATTTAGCAATTAAAGTCGCTTCCCCATGTATATTATCAGTAATTGTTATTCCCTTAGTAAGTGCTTCTATTTTGTATTTTAGTGATGGTTTTGTGTCTTTAGATAACATCTCTAAAGTAACTATTTTATCCGGAGTTTCTACTTCGGGAACTTCAATTACATTGGCAGAGTAAAGAGTGTATCTATCGCCCGACTGTTTAACTTCATCTACCTTTACTCTAATTATATCTCCAATATTTACATTTATTTTAGTGTTGAGGGCTTTTCCAACATTCATGTATAGTTTTCCATTTAGTTCTACTATATGCTTTCCTTCTTCTAGTACCGGCCCTGCTCCTAGAGTATAGGAGTATAATTTAGATTTAGTTGCTTTCTTATCAAGAACTATCATATCTAAATCTACAAACTTTTTCCACTTAACCCATTTAGGATTCTTTTTAGTACCTATAAAATAAGTAGAAGTTAAGTCCTTTATTACTACCCCTTCTGCTGTTGGCATTGACATTATTTCCTTTGCATACTCTTCAATATCTTTTAATGAGTCAGCAGTTCTAGTATCTTTTTTAGAAGGGAAATGCAAACTGTCGGATGATTTAGCAGAATAATTGTTGAAAAGAATATTTATTCTTTGTTCCAATTCTTCTTCTGTCATATTCTTTTCTTCATGTCTCATTATGTCGAAGACATGTGCTTTTAGTTTAGCATTAGGATATTTATTTTTGAAGACATGGGCTATTGTATCTGCTCTATGTAGTGCATCTTCTCCATCAAAAAGAATTAACTCTGCATCTAGAATACAATCCCCGTATGATTTCTTTTTCATTTCAGTAACTTGTTCGGGGCATTTATCGGTAATATCCTTTTCATTATATGAATAGATTTTAACTTGATTGTCTATTTTATGAATCTGTATTCTCATACCATCATATTTTTCTTGAACTAAATAATCTCCGGAAAAACCCTGTAACTCTTGCATATCATCAATGTCAAATATTCTATACATTGGTTTATTCGGGATAATAAAGTGAGAGATTGATTTTTCTTCTGTTGATTTCTTTTCTGCCTTTTTCAATTCCACTTGAGTTAATTTATTCCAATCCTCTTCGGAATTTTTATGCATGAAGGCTTCTTTCAAGGAATTCAATGCCTCTTTAAATTTAGACTCTACTTTTTTGCTGTCCTTATTATCACCATAATGCTCAATAATAAATAGAGGCACATCCTTTACTTGAAGGTCTAAACCTTCTAGACCATCAGTAATATCATCTGCTTGAAATTCAATTGATTTGTAAGAATCTTCGGACAAAGCGTCATCATCGGAACGAATAGCATAATGTATAAATTTAGCAAATGTACTTTGGTCCGTCAATAAGGCCTCCAAAACATTTCCTTTGAATTTTTTAGCGAAGGGGTCATTAACATTTTCCGAATCAAAACGCATTTGTTTAACCGCTTCATAAATTATTTTTGCAGTTCCACTTGAAGGGCTACCTGCATCATCAGCCTCGACATGGCGTTCATCAAGATTTTCTTTTATCTCTTTAGCAAAAGGAGATATAGAATCGTAAGCATCTTTTACTTCTTCTAGAGCGTTTCTCCAACGACCCCCGTATTCTTTAGGGTCAGTTCGTGCTGATAAATAGGCTACTCTAACTGTTTCAAACAGAGAAAGTATTTCATTTGAGATAGGTTTGTTATCCTTCTCAAACATTAAGCCAGTGGTTGCCATATTGCATCACTGTTCGTATTCATCTTGCATTTGCATTTGTAGTTTTTTATAGCGAGTTAAAGTTTCCGTAAGGATTTCGTCGACTCTACTCTCTCTTTCTTCGTCTTCTAAAAATGGGTCGCCAACGACTTTACGAAGTTCTTTCTGCATGTCTTCAAATATGTAACTTATCATACGAAGATAGTTTCCAATAGGGCCTTTAATGTCCCCAAGCATGGTTCTATCTTTTTGGGATTTTCCAATAGTTTCTTCACCACCCATACCGTAGTCTTCTTTCTTTTGGTTTTTATCCTCATACTTCTCAGCCTTTGGTCGCTTAACTTTAACTTCTTCGCCGTCACTATCGTAAGGTAGTTCAGTAGAACTACCTACTAGTTTCATTGTTTCTTTTGCTTTACGAACAAGTCTAATTGCTCTGCTAATTTCTGCTTCTCTTTTAGTCATTTTTTCCGGCATATTATCGACCTCCATTTACGAATTTTTCTATATCGCTCCAACTCATTTTATGAATTGCATCACTATCGGGAACTCTACTATTATTCATTGAAGGAGTTGGTGAATCAACAACAACAAATCCGGACTTCATCAATAGGTTATCCTTGTTATATACTGCTGTCTCTAGTTCCTTAATACGACTAACTAATTCTTTCAAAATAACCAACATATCTTCGTTTGTATCACTCATCTCTCAAATCCCCCTTTCTCTTAGGATATACAATTTGCCGCAAATCTCGATACAACAACTCATACTCCTTACGGAGTTTGCTCGCTAACGCAACCATATCAATGTTCCTCTCATCAATAGTTACAAACTTCTTTTTCATCTTATCATCGGATTTGACCAAATCAAGTTCTCTTAGCATGTCAATCAATTCACCCATTCTAGTAAAATCTTGACCAAAGTATTCTGTTGGTTCTGCTGATTGTAGTGTCTTTTTCAAGGACTTCTTCTTTTTCTTATCAAGTCCTTCTAGTATTGGACTGTATTCCTTTTCTATGTTTTCTTTTAGTATGTATTCCCAAGTCATTAAATCACCTTCTCTTCTGTTCCTTTCCTATTGCATTTAAAAATATATTTAGACTAGAAAACTTTTTTTGTAATTCTTTTTTCCTTTCATCACCAATAAGAATTAGACTTTCTTTTTCTTTAAAGTCATCCTCAAGAACACCCAAAAGATTGTTTGGTTGGTCAAACCTCTCTAATTTTTTCTTATATGATTCCTTCTTTGTTTCCATTCTTTTTAATTTTTTCTTATATGATTGTAATTGATTTTCATATCGTTCTATTTCGATAGATAAAAGGGGAGGCATTATGTCTTTTTTATCTTCTCCACGCCTTTTGAGGTTTTTATATTCCGATTCTAAATCTTCTCCATGCCTTTTGAAATTTTCATATTCCGATTCTAAATTTTCTAATTCGTCAAGAGTATTTTCGAGTGTTTTAAAATCTACGAAAGTAATAACACTGCCTTCTATTTCAGTAAGCAATAGTTCCTTAATGTCCTTTCCTAACTTCATTAGTTCACCATACCCAAGATTGTTAGAAGTGTATTTTGTGGCTTCTTGACTATCATACTCCCCCTCTATCTGCACCTTTGATTTAGTTTTACTTGATTCAAACCCCTTAAACTGTACTATTTTTTTCCTCTTGTTATCATAGTCCCTTTGCGCTATTAAAGTTGCATCTTTAGACAGACCTTTCAAGTAAAAATAAATATTTTTCATTTCACTTGTGGTTTTAGCATCTAGCAATTCATAAATATCGGGCAACTTTTTTTCGTTTAATGCTTTATTTTTATAATCTTCTAACCTAGAAAGAAGTTTCTTGTTAAAATTTATTGTGTTTCTTTTTACTTTAGTGTCTTTTTGATATTCTTTAACAGCCGCATCCACCGCAGCATCTACTCCTAAAACATCAAAAATAGATTTCATTATCTCATTATATTCCTTTGAAATTTCTTCTTCTAATAACGATATCTTTTCTTTATGTTCGCTCATTATCAACTTAATATCAACTAGAATAGGCAGTTGGGCTTTTTCACTTTCTAGATAAGAAGTCGCCGGTCTTTCTAATATTTTATTGAGTTCCACAACAACTTGGCTAGCATGTCCGAACCTTTCAAGGTCATAAAGTAAAAACTCTAACTTTGCTTGATTAGATTCACTAGTTAGATATTCCATTACAGTTTTATCTCCGACAACATCGAAATCACTTTCGGGTTTTTCTTCTTCTTTTTTAGGTTTTTTAGTTTCATCTAAAACCTCTAAATTATCTAGTTCCTCTGTTAATACCTTTACATAATGTTTAGTCGCCTTGTCAAATATAGAATCAATATACTTGTTGTAATCGGAAACGAATTGCTTAAGTTGTTTCTTTTCCTCTTTTAATTCCGATTTTAATTCTTTTTTCTTATCTTCTTCGGCTGTTGTAATTCTTGATTCTAGAGAAGTTATTGAGACTTTTGTAGAGTCAATATTGTCTTTGACTGATTCATAGCCATATTTAATTTGTCGACTATCGGGCGAATCGGTTTCTTGAATTGCGCTCGCTGTATCTATTACTTCTTCTTCAAAAAACTTTGAAAGTTTTTGGTCTTGTGGCTCACCATTTTCTGTATAATGTAAATCGCTTGAACTATTTTCTTCTACTTTCTTAATATTGGCCTTTAGTTCCTTTTCAAAAGCCTCTTTTTCGGCTTTAGGGAGTTTGGCCTTTTGAAGAATCAAAGAAATCACCATTTGTTTTCGCTTTTTCTTCTTTTCTTAAGAGGTAGTTGTACTACATCGGGAGTATCAGCAGACCCTCTAGCCGGTTTATGGCTAGTGTCGGGTGGTAGTCCACCAATAGAATAGTCTCTACTTATTCTAGTAGTCCTGTCTTCGGCTGCTCTTTGAGAACGAACCTGTGCTAACTCCTTTGCTAATCTTCTTTCTTTTTGTGCTGTGTCTTCTGTCATTATGGTATTCTCCTTTCACTTCTTCTATCGACATTTTGATTACCTGCATCAGCCGGTAATCCTGTCATTCGCTTATCCGGCCCTACACTCATTGAAGGTTTATTTCTTGTGGTTGCAGGATTTTCTTGAGGGGTTGAACCTCCCTCCATCATGTTTCTCATATTCTCATCTAAATCCCTTTGGTCTAAATTAGAACCTGCTAGTGGGTCTACACCACTTTCTGCTTTATTTTCTTCTTGAGGTTTTTCTTCTACAGGTTCGGGTTTCTTAAATGTGAATTGCCCATCCTCATCCATTTCTACTTCAAATCCTAAATTTTTAACAGAGGCAGCGATATTAACTTCTATTTCTCTCTTACGAAGAACTGCTATTTCATCCTCTTCTTCGGATGGAGGCAACTTCAAAACCCAATCAGTAACTCCGAACTGCTTAACTAAGAAAGGAAACACATAATTATTGTAGACATTTTGTGCCATTTGAACTGCTCTATTAGTAACAAGTATTTGCATACCTTCATTATTCAATCCACCACTAGTAGTATTATCAGCCATGAAGACTTTACTTACTCCATAGAATGCGGATATTCTATCCCTCAAGTCATCCTTAACAGCCGTGTATTCCATTTCTTTTAGACTATCCATGAACTTAATCCATTCAACAGAACCCTTTCCGTTCTCTGCTTCTATTCCCATAACAGGGATATAGTGAGGGTCTTGTTCCATTCTTTCTTTTACACTTCTCCAAAAACTAGACATTGACTCCATGTTTCTAGTTTGTACTGCTAGTAATCCTCTTGGCATTCTGCTCTTTGTATATGATGAGTTAATGTAATTCTCCATAGCAATGAGAGTCATGATGTGATTGAATAGAGTCATAACCGGAGAATGTCCGTATAGTCTACTAGGACTATATTTACTAAAATGCAATACTTCTCCTTCAATATAATGTTGTTCTTCACCATTTGCCCTATTTACATAATGAATAGGAAATAAAGGACTACCACAATCACTACAGTTTTCATGCGGTTCTTGAGAGATATAGCCCCTATGATTGATGCAAGTAAATCCTTTAGTTCCCCTAATTCCCAATTCGTCTGCATAAATAGACATTGTTACAGGGTCGCCTCTAAACAATTCTTTTATTCTATGCATTCGGATTTTTCCATTTCCATCCAAGTAATATTCTTTTACAAGGACAATGTAAGCGTCATCCATAATATTTAGGTCATCTTCTAATTCTTTGAATACATCAATGAATAGTTGTTCGGACTTGTTGACATATCCTTCAATAAACTTTTCAGCATACTCCAATTGTTTTGGGTCGGGCTTTTTTAAATCAGTTGAGCCACACCTAGCACACTCGCTAACAGGTCTTTTATGTGTTTTTTGACATTCATTACATCGGGCTTCATATGCTTTCTCCCAAACATAGCCTCTCCTAAATATCTCTTGCTTTAGTTGAGTAATACAAGTTCGGACAATAACAGATTGTTGAGTTATATTATAGACCATAGGGGCTGTCATCATGTAAGAGTTTTCACGCTCTTGTATTCCGATATTGTAGACCTTTCTATCAGCCGGTTTAGGGGTAGACCGTCGAAACAAATTGCTTATTTTGAATTGTCGCTTTTCTGCCATAACAGTCATCCCCGACTATATTGTAATACCACGCCTTTTTAATACTACCCTTCACCAAAGTTTCTTACAGGCTAAACATTTAGGAGTTGTAATTCTACCTTTACATTCATGGCACTTATGCCTAGCCTTGAATGACTTTCTTCTTTTTGGATTTTTATGTGTTCCACCACCACGATTTTTTCCTTTCTTTTTGTAGTTGCCATATCCTTTAGCACCTGCATGTATTTTCTTACCTTCATGTGTAAGCATCATAATTTTTTTTCCGCTTCTATCACTTGGATATACTGTACCAACCCTCATATCCTTTTTGTCCTTCTTGAGAACTTCTTGCCAACTCATTCCTCTCCCCTCAGTTGGTTTTCTTTAGATGTCTTATCGTTATCAATTGGACCACCTTTAGCCCAAGTATAACAAGTTCTAGCCGAATGACATTTGAAATCGTGCATCCAACAGTAGCCTAAGCGACCGTCTTTATCTGTAGAAAGAGGCATACATTCATCCATTCTAGGTGAAATGTCAAAGGCAATACAATTGCTACAATTTGATTCTTTAGCAACATCAGCAGTAGTATTCCATTGTTTAGCATACCTTTCCCAATAATCCTCATCATCTAAATTAAGGGGGCCATATTGAATATGCTTTTCTTTAACAGCCCTATCTCTATTTTTAGTATTGAGTTTCAAATCTTGGGTCGCTCTAGGACAAGCAAGTTCCTTTAAAATAATTTGCCAAGACATTTTCATTCCTCTTCGTCTTCGGGTAAGTCAAGACCGTCGAGTAGAATGTAATCTCCTTTGTCGTGCTGTACAACATTTTCCATTTGATTAATCATATCCTTTACTTTATCTTTAGAAAGTTTAGTTGCTTCTTCAAGAGGTTCTAGACCCGATGCTCCGCCTTCTTTTTCTAAAGTTGAGATAATTGTTTCCTTTGGGTCTTCGGCTTTTTTCTCTCTAAGTTGCCTAAAGTCATCAGCATCAATTTTATTATTCTTATTCCTATCTAGTTTTCTTTGTTTAGGACTTAGTGCTTTCTTTGTTTTATCTCTACAGACTGAACAATCACAACCCATTTTTTCTGTGCCGCAATGCATTTTTAATACTGTTTTCCATTTCATCTTGTAAATCCTCTCCCTCTACTTCTTTGTGTTTTTCTTTTGCTAGATTCTTTTCTATCTAATGCTACTTTATGTGCTGCACTTAATCGTTTTTTTGTTTCGGGGTCCTTTGCTCTTTTAGCCGCTACTCTTGCTCTCTGCTCTACTAAATTTATAATTTGTGATTGTCTTTTGTGGGATTTTGATTTGAAAGCCGAACTTGCGAATGTTTCTCTCACATCGTTTGCAGTTTTAAATTTAACCGGAACAGTATCTTTTGGGTTTTCATCTGTATATAGTCTCCTTGAGGAACCTTTAGGTTTTTTACCCGTTCCTTTTTTGGGTTCTGTTTTTAGAACATTTCTCCAACTCATGCTCCTTTCCTCCTTTTGTAAGTTTTACAAGCGGAACAAGTTGGGCGACATCTTCTCTTTCTGCCCTTTGAAGCATCTTTTCTACCACAAGGTTTAGGGCCGTCTTTCTTTCCACATGAAGAACAGTCAATCCATCCTCCCTGTGTTTTCTTTCCTTTGCCTTCTTTTCCCCCTCTTCGTGAAAACCAACCGTGAAGTCCTTCTTTTTTTTCTCTAGCGAAGTTATCTCCGCCCTTTAGAACTTCTTTCCAAGACATAGTAATCACTTTTTCTTAGATTTATTGCCCCAGTTCTTTGCACCAACTTTACGGCAGCGAACCAAAGCACCGCTACCATAAGCAGAAGGCCATGTTCCTTTTTTGCCCGTCTTAGGGTTTCTTCGGGTATAGCGAGCCTTAACTTTGTAATAACAAGCATCCTGTTTCTTTCCAGACCTTTGAGTTTTTCTTCTGCGAAGTTTCTTCTTCTTCGCTTTAATAATATCAAACCATAGTTCAGTCATTTTCTCATCCCCCTTGGTTTTCCTGCCTTCTCCCAACACTTTTGGCAATATCCAAAAGGATGTAAATTTTTTCTAGTATAGCATCTGCCGCAATATGGTACTTTTTTCAAATCTAAAACCCCCAACTATCAAACGGATAATTTTTCCAACTCATACTATTCACTTTCTCCTCAAGGTATTTTGCCAACTACCTCTTGCGGTTTTAGCATCGGAAAGACCATACTTTCTTTTTACTGAACGAATTGCTTGTTCTTCACTCATGTTTCTAAATCGAATTAAATCTTTCACTTCTTGCATCTGCGTTTCATTTAAATCCGCTTTAGCAAGAATTCCACCAATATTTTCTATTTCATCCATAACAGACATTTTACAATTGTCTTGATACTTTGAAATGTCGTCTTCATATATTCCTTCTTTGGCAAAGTCAAAACCAACATGGTCTTTGTGGTTCTCCCACTTCATCAACTTGAATATCTCATCACACCTGCCTTTGTACCAATCGGCTTTTTTGTAAGATTTTTTCATTCTAATAAGTTCTAACAACAACTTAGCATTCCCTTTTTTCATTCTAAAGTGAGGCAAACACTTAGTTAATAATTCTCCAACTTCTGCTTGAGAATAGAAATTCAACCTATTAACAGGTCTAGTGTCTTGAGGAGACTTTTGGTCCAAATGTAGTTTTCCTATTCCACCTAAAGCCTTATGAATTTCAGTCATAAATGCCTTTCCTCTATCTCCTGTAGCAACCAAACCGACTCTAGGATTGTGGTTTCTATCCATAGTAATGTAGCCATCGGAGTCAATAAATGCAGCAGTATAAGCCCAAATATTTTTCTTGATTTCACTATCTAATTTATAGTAACGACCGTCAATAGAAGTAACATCTAGTTTCTTAACCATTTTAGAAATAGAGTGCCATGATGTTCTATCATAAAGTTTAGATGGCATTCTATCATGTATCTCTCTAGCAGAAATGCCTTGGTGAGTAGAGACTTGTTTTATGATAAACTCATTTGTTTGTTCTTTGATTGACTTTCTTATAGAAGAATCAGTTATTGTTTTCAACTCTTGTCTAAATTGTTTTTTAGCAGCGTTCATTTCTTTTTGTAGTACTGAATATTGTTTCCCATAAGAAGTTTCTTTTTGGTCTAATTCAGCCTCCCAATATTTACACAAAGAGTCAATAACTCTTCTTCTTTGATTAGATTCTTTCATTTTATTTAATTTAGATAAGTCCTTCTCATCAAATCTCATTTTAACAAAAACATCTCTGTAAGGGCCTAGCCAATATATACTATCAATACATTTTGATAAATGGTCGGAATATCCTTCTATTAAATTATCAATTGCTTTGGACATTTTCATTCTATCGTTGCCCTTCAAGTTCCTTCTTTCTTTTCTCATTGCCTTTACAACATCGGGAACGGTTTGACCATACAGTTCATATGTTTTAGGAAAATGTTCAATGTGTTTTTTTGCTTGAGAAGCGTTTAAACTATAGTCATTGCATATTTTAGAAACTGCTTCATGTTCGGAAAATATACTTAGATTATTTCTTAGACTAAGTTTTATTTCATCTCCGATTAGTTTCTTTGCCTCTTCTAAATCATTATCTGCTTCTTCTTCTAACTCAGCGACCTGTGCTAGTCTTTGACTTGCTTCTCTTAATTCTTCGGGAGTAGCCATAATAAAACCTCAAAAATTCAATCCCATTATACCACCACGAACATTATTTCTAGGCGCATCGAATAGTCCCAAGTCATCTAGCAATAAGAATGTTTCACTGACTGTTTTGGTTGCAGCATTAGCAAGAGCCAAACTCATAACCATGTCATCATGTGCCCCAACTCCCTCAAACTTACCCTTATCAGTAATAGAAAACATAGATAATTCTTCAATCAATGCAGAAGTTACTCTCCTACTTTCTTCATTTCCATATGGCAAATGTATTTTTTCATTTTCAAAATTCATCTGTAGATTTAAAATAATATCCTGTTTCTTTTTTCTAGTAGTGTTAAAGTCATGTACATTCAAATCCGATATGTTCCTCAACTCTTGAGTAAATGATTTAGCGAATACATTTGTTTCAAAGAGAATTACCTCCGGCTGAAATATTTTACCTATCAGTCTAACTTTCTGTAAGTTGTCCCTAAACTCTACATTCTTTGCCCTATCTATGTACACAATATTTTTGTTATCATTCTCATCTACTTCTAAAACAGTAATAACATTGTAATCTCCATCAGTAGAAATAGCGGGGTCAATACCAACATAATACTTGTAGCCTTCTCTTCTAGTTGGTTTCAAAACAAAGTTTTTGTCTTTTGCTTTCTCTAAATATTCGGGATTGAATAAAGATGTACCTGTAGAAACGGGAACACATAGGTATTCCCTAGTAAATTTAAGAGAACCAATCTCCGACTTTCTAGCCATCAAAGAATCATAGTCCCATCTATTAGGCCACAAGGGTTCATTCAAAGCATTAAAACAAGGATATTTTCTAACCAAGTAGGCTTCGTTTTCTTCTAGTTGAGCATAGATATCTGTATAACTAAAAGGAGTTCCAATGACTCTTAATGATGCTGTATGGTGAAGTGTTGGTATCATGTCACCATAAAACCAATCAGTAACTTTTTGAATTCCAGTTAAACTAAACTCTTTCAAAGGGTCGTCAATAATAATCTCTTGAGGGTGAAGTCCACGAATCTGTGAGCCGACAGAACGCTCTAAGATTTGATTACCGTTAGTAAGTGTAATGTTCCCAATCGCCCAACCCTTTGCCGGTTTGTATTTCTTTAACATTGGATGATTGAATAGTTTATCTATATCTCTCATGTGAACTAAAGTCTGCTTTTGGTTAGAAGAAATGTATAGCATTTGATATGGTGGTTCTCTAAACACTAAATTCCATACAACCCAAGCATGCATAAATACTGATTTACCGTGACCTCTTGAACAAATGATAACAGTTCTTTGAGTATCGTTCATCAAGTCGTGCCACTCTTCTTGATGTTTGGCAAACTCCCAACCTAAAACATTTTGAAAGAAATATGGAAATGAGTTTTTAGATAACTCCATATCCATTTGGTGTTCAAAATTAAAACCTTCTAAATCCACCTTTAATCAAACTCCACCACTTTTTAATTCCAAAATCATCTCCATATCTATTTCTAAACTGTTCTATTAGTTTAGAATCTATACCCATTTCATCTTCGGGAGGTATATCAAAATTATACACTTGTCTATTCATATCTTTCCATTCTTCATTGGGCATATTTTTCGCTTTAAACCCTGCAATCTTAGGCTTATCTCCTATTAGTTCTAATCTTTTTTCGGACATTGGTTGCCAACTCCTTGAGCCTCTTTTAGATTTCATTCCACCCATTATAGCATAAGTTCCCTTATCGCTATATCCTGCAATACCAACTACTTTACCATCTACTCTTCGTATAACATATTCATCCAAGTCATACCAAACAGGAACACTCCTATTTATTTTATCATCGGGATTATCATTATTCCAAGCACCTTCCGCTTCCATTTTAGAATGTGGGCCGGTTACTTCATCAGTCATAACATCACCTAAAGTTAGCCTTGATTAAATACACATGCTCGCTACTAATGCCGTACGCTTTACTTATATTGTCGAATGAATCTATTTCATTGACTACGCCAACTAACTCACTAGCCGCCATGTCTAAATTATACTCCGATTGCATTTTTATCAGCATAGTTTCCACATGCTCAAAATTATCTTCATTCATAGTGCCATAATATATG